ATCTCCATTGTGTTCCAATAAATCACTGCCAATTATCACTCCTTTCATATAGTATTCTGTTAATTTAGTATAAATATCTGTTTTTTATATTATAGTGTCTTTAGTTTTTTTAGGTATTCGCTTCATATATTTAGAATCAATTTCTTCCCATTTCTCCATTGGACAGGGATTAAACATAGGAGAAAATACTTTTTTACTCAATGGACATCCACATAACTTACATACCGTAGACCATTTAATTCCCTTAAGTGTCTCTTTTCTATGTTCACAAGATTTACATATTTCTAATCTATCCTGTGCCATAGATTTTTGGGTTTCTGTTGGATTTTTTGAAATCACCCAAGCTTCAAATATTTCTCTATAGTTTGGTATCATATTATTGAGTTATTACTCTTTGGAGATTCATAACGTTCGTATATAGAATCATATCTTAACATAAATTTACTATCCAATTGTATATTAGTTTCTATGAATGAACTTGAATTTATATGTTTCAATTTAAATTCACTATTAGTGATGTTAGATACCCATTCTTCCAATTTATACATTTCATCGATATTAAACCAAATAATATTTTTATGATGAGTGTGCCAATGTGAAAGAGGAGTCAATAAAATATCAATTATATTAACAACGTATCGATATGAGTCATTATACTTTAATTCAGGCATTATATCAAATAAATATTCTTTTATAATATCGTATCTATTTTTCTTTGTCATAACATCACTTGTATGAAAAAAAAATAATTCATCCAATGTAAATTTAGAAAACTTATATGATAATTCTTTTAACTCAATTCTATCTAAATCAAATATAATATGCTTATATAGGGAATAAAATCTATCATACTTATTTCGATTTACCGAGATTATAGGTAAATCATAACCAAATTTCTTTTGCAATTCCGATAGAGGTTCGTGTGCATGTTGTATAAAATTCATTATATCCGATTCATTCATAGAATTAAAATCTATTTTAGAATTATCAAAATCACCTTTAGTATCTAAGTTTTTTACATCTATACCATTTACTATACAAGAATAATGAAATGAAGTTGAACCACAACGAGGTAATGAAATATATAAAAATTTATTATCTACTAACATTATACCAAACTTTTTTCTTTTTTAATCATATCAAAACCAACATTACCTGCTAATACAACTCTATCTATTGTAGAATTTGGAGCATTATTTGGAGAGTGTGGCATCCAACCTTCCATTACTATTAAATCATCTTCTTCAGGTCGTATCCAATATTCTTTACCATTTTCTCCTTTAAAATATAATACACCATCTTCACCTTCCATTATATCAGGCATTTGTATATAATATACATAGGTGTAATGTGGAATGAATGATTTTGTTTTTTTATTAATTTCTGTATGAGTATGGAATTTGTTCTTTTCATCATAGAAATTTTCTTGTACAGGTTCTTTTGAGCGAACTACATTTACCCACGCATCCGTATTAATCTTATTAAATTCTTTATGAAATTGTGATTTGTATATTTCTTTACATTTATCAATTCCATATTGACAAACCTCATCCAATTTGTTTTCTATTGTAAAGTTTCCATTGAAATTTATATCATTAATCCATTCTTTTTTATATCCAAAACCATCGGTACGAACTACTTCTTTTAAAGAGCTTATTAAATTATTAGCTTCCTTTAAGATGGTATCTTTATGAGATGATAAATTTAATTTACCTTTCCATATAAATGTAGTATCATCGAAGTAGACCTTTTCCATATTATATTAATTCTTTGTGTAAAACCTTTTTGTTTTTCTTAAAAATCATTTGGTAATTGTATATAAAGAAAGTTAATTCGGTTTCACCAACCTCTTTTAAATCAAACATTTTTAGTAATTCAGCATTTGTTTTTGGTATCAAATTATTATTATCATCTAATATTAATTTTAGTTTTTCTGGAATAGGCATTTCGTATGATGCTTTCCAAAATGGAGTATCGAATCTTTCTGCTAAATAATGATACCTAACAAACATCATATTCTGTTCATTAACACTTGCACATGAATCATTAAACCTATCTCTATAAGATACATCAAATTTAGCACTTATCAATCTCTTTAACTGCATTATTGTCGACATCAATGAGGTAGCCTCTAACGGCTCTATAAATCCGGAAGATAAACCAATAGCAACACTATTACCTATCCAACTTCTTTTATGTCTACCTGGTTTAAAATCAAATACTTTTTGTATAGTAATTTCTTTACCAATATAATCCTCTACTTCCTTCTTAGCTTCTTCAACAGTAATGAATTCTGAATTGAATGTATATCCACATCCCCATCGGTGTTGTAATGGTATCTGCCACATCCAACCTGAATTCATTGAAATCATATTAGTATGTGTTACATCTCCTATTGAGTATTGATTTTCTTGTGGTAAGAAATATGCCATAGCTGTATTCAACAAAAGATATTTAGAATAATCAATCCATTCCTCATTATGAACCTTACCTATAATAACTTTAGCGAATCCACTACAATCAAACACAAAATCCACATCTTTAATATCAATTCCTTCCTTAAGTGAAATAGAGTGAATATCATCACCATCTTTACTTACATTATCAACTTCACCATCAATCCACTTAACACCTCTTGATAACGATACCTCCTTTAGATATTCCGCTACCATTCTAGCATCAAAATGATATGCGTAGTTCTGTTTATATTCATTTGGTTTAGGTCCGGTAAAAAGATGTGATGAACTTTTACCATCACCTGTCCAATTTGATAGAGTTAATCCGAGTTTGCTAGTACATCCAGTTCTTTTAAAAAAATCATTTTGGTTTATTTCCAGCAAAGATAAAAATGCGCCAAAGTTAGGAGTAGCACCCTCACCTGCTCCCAATATTCCAATCTTAGAACTCTCTATTAGAGTAACAGATGAATCTTTCCAAAATTTATTAACAGATAAAGCGGTTAACCAACCAGCAGTACCTCCACCTATAACAATTATATTTTTCATATTAAACTAACTTTTTTAATTGATGATGGCCAAACATTCAACGAATATCTTAGACCAGATTCTATAGTATCAACCGAATGTGTTATATTAGAATCAAATATAAACACACTTCCCAATTCTTTCGGTACTGAATACTCTACTTTATTTATATTGTATTTAACCAACCCTCCTTCATAATTATCATTTAACTGAATAATAAGTGTTATAGTTGCACCATTTATTATCTCATGCTTATCTTCATGTGAATCCAAAAAATCTCCATCGGAATAACGATTAAATGAATACTTTGGAATAGAAGTATATGTTACACCATTGAATGGATTTAACCCATTTGAAATTGATAAAATTTTATCTGATATACTCTTTATACGGGAATCTGATAATACATCATCTATGAAATACCCACCCATTCTTTTATTACCAATGTATTCAGTATCTTCTTCCACCACCACTCCATTTAGGATTCTAGACGATTTCATTTGATGTAATCCATTAGCTTCTCCAACGGAAATTATATAATCACATTCTTCTTTACTTAAAAAGTTTTGAATAAATTTGTAAAACATTATTTATCTTTTAATCCATATTTAATCCACTTATACCATACTCTTTCATGTAGATAATATTGAATGGGTTTATACACTAATTCTGCCACTCCAAATGCAGCCCCTACTTTAATTGAACCACTTACCCACCACATTATACCAAATCCGATTAGAGTTGATATAATACGATATGAGATGGTCTTAGCGATATGTCTTTTACGTTGTACTATCACTATCCTTTAGTTTCATCATAAGTAATATTTCCATCTGGTGTCATATGACCTGTTCTGATTGCAGTTCCACTAATTACCGCTACATCGGATGGTGGTTCATGATAGATTACATCATACCCTACACCTCTACCATAGTTTACCGATTCTATATCTGGAATAATAGATAACAAAATCTTATCGAAATTGTTTGTAAAGAATGGTTCGTTTGATAATTCTTTAAGGATTTGATGAGCTGTCTTTGGGTTGTTCTCATCTTGCTGAACATCTCTAATTGCTACCCAAACATTTTTACCTTGATTTAATTGTTGATTAATTAACCATTCATGTCCTTTATGCCAATTCTGCCATCTTCCGATGTACAATGCGTATTTTTTCATATTATATTAAATTTATTTTTTCATTTATATGTTGTTTTTTAATTGGCATCACAATTGACCACCTTTCACCATTTGTAATTTTCTTTATTTCGTGCCAAATTCTACAATGATATGATAATGCAGTTCCGATTTGTTTCGAGATTAGAACTTCATTGTTATTATCATCCCAACATACATATTCTCCTCCTTCATACGAATCGTTTAATTGGATTCCTAAATTATATCGTCTAGTATCGAACCCTTCGGCTAAATCTATATGTTTTGAAAAAGAATCCCCAACTCCATATTGATGTAAAGTACAATATTCTACTTTGTTAATAGTATTTAATTCAATATTATTAGTATGACTAAACCATATTAATATTTTTTCAAACATCCATTCCGTTTCTGATATATTTGGTATGATAGATACTCTATATGATGTGTTATTTGTCACAATTTTATTACCATCTATTAATTTAAAATTATTAGATAAATTAAAATATTCACTTAATTTAGTAGGTTGTAATTTTATATATGATTTTATTAAATCACATTCCTCTTTATTAAATAATGGATGTTGATAAATCATAAATCTAATTTTTCCAATAATTTTCTATATGATTGAAATTCATTATCAATTGTCGTATCACAATCTATAAAATTTTCAATTGGAGGCTGATATCCTTCTACAAAGAAATGCTCCCTACCTCTACTCTCCGTTGTATGAATATATATT